TGCTGAGAAGATCCTGTCGATTGAGAGCGGCGCGCTGGTGCGAGTTAAGGGTCGTGTGAAAGTAGAGAAGTGGAGCGAGGGCGGTGAAACCAAGAGCGCCGTGCGTATCGCGGCGGAAAATGTAACGCTTCTGTGCTATTAAAATGAAAACGATTGGCAATTACGTCCCATTGAACGGACACATACCTCAAGCGGTTGTTTGCGAGGTTCTTCAGGACATCAAGTCGGGCAAACGATACCGGCAGATCAAGGAAGACTACGCGGTCAGCCTCGGATGGATTTCAAAGGTGAAACGCGGAGAAATAAGGGATTACAACAAATGAGAATCCTAAACCTCGGCGGTGGAGTTCAATCCACGACGCTTTATCTGATGGCCATCAAAGGCGAGATTGATCCGATAGATTGCGCCATCTTCGCCGACCTCGGAGAGGAGCCGAAGTCAGTCTACGCCCACATGGAATGGCTGAAGAGTCTGGGTGGGCCAACCATCCATGTCGTGTCTGCTGGCATTCTTGGTGATGACCTAAAGCATGGAATGAATTCGACTGGTCAACGTCACGTTTCGATTCCGGCATTTACTGCTCAAAACGAAGGTGAATCGCTTGGAATCATGCGCCGCCAGTGCACCAGCGAATACAAAATCAAACCCATTGAACGATTTATCCGCAGAGAGCTTCTAGGGCTTGAGAAAGGGCAGCGCATCAAGACCAAGCTGACCCAGCTTTTTGGAATCAGCCTTGATGAAGCTGGTCGAGCCACACGCATCAAATCAAACAGTCCGCACTGGTCTGAACCTGAATTTCCATTGTGCGACAAGATGATGACCAGAACAGATTGCGTGAAGTGGTTGGAAGCGTTTGGAATCCCGCATCAAGTTCCGCGTTCTGCCTGTGTATTCTGCCCTTATAAGTCAGACTACGAATGGCTGAAGCTCAGAGAGTCAGATCCAGATGGATGGGGCAGAGCAGTTGAAATTGACGATGCGCTTCGAGTTGAAGGCACTGTCATGAGCAGGGGATGCAACGACAAGCTCTACCTCCACAAGTCTTGCAGACCTCTTAAAGAGGTTCATTTGACCGACGGAGAGCGGGGGCAATCAGCCTTCAACTTTGAGTGCGAGGGAGGTTGTGCATTGTGAGTAACAAACCCATGGAAAGCCTGACCGACCTCCAGCGTTCCCTATTGGACTACCGCCGGAACCTTTACCGGCCCACACCGCAGCAGACAGTGGTCGAATGGTCCGAGGCCAACCTCCGATTGACCCAACGGCAGACCGAGCACCCTGGGCCGTTCTCGACGTCGGTCAGGCCATACACCCGGGAGCCCATGGAAATGTGGAAAGACCCATCGGTTTCCGAGGTGACATTGTGCTGGGGCAGCCAGACCTCGAAGACAACCACGCTCATGGCCGGCCTGGCCTGGCTAATTGCCAACGAACCGAGTCCGGCATTGTGGCTCATGCCTTCCGAGAATCTCGCCCGATCCTTCTCTAAGAGCCGCTGGCTGCCCATGTTGGAAGACAGCCCGACAATGCTGGAATGTTTCCCGGCTGAGGCCGACAAGATCACAAACCTGGAGCAGAACTTCACCCGATCGACCCTGACTTTCGTAGGATCAAACAGCCCGGCCAACCTAGCCAGCCGCCCGGTGCGTGTGCTGATCGCAGATGAGGTGGACAAGTTCGCCGAGGCAACCAGCAAAGAGGCCGACGCACTCGACCTGGCCGAGCAACGACTTAAGAGCTTCAGCAGTTCCAAGGCCTTCATGACGTCGACGCCCACCGTGGTCGAAGGCCGAATCTGGCAACGCTTCCTCTGCGGCGACCAGCGGCGCTATTACCTGCCGTGCCCCAACTGCCGGGAGCACATCAAACTCGAATGGCGCCAGGTCACATGGGACGACGCCAAGACCGAGGACGGCAAACACGACCTTGCCAAGGTTCGGGCCTCCGCGCACTACGTCTGCCAGCTTTGCCAAGGCACGATCACCGACGCCCACAAGGTGGCAGCCCTCCGTCATGGACAATGGCGTCCAGAGAATCCCAACGCTATGCCCGGCGTCCGGTCCTATCATCTCAGCAGCCTTTACAGCCCTGACCGGAAGTGCACCTGGGGACATCTGGCCGTGGCATTCCTCGAAGCCAAATCTTCGATGGCCGGTCTTCAGGGCTTCATCAACGGCAACTTGGCCGAGCCTTGGGAGCAGCAGGACATCCAGCAGGAACGCCCCGAGACATCGGCCTCGGTCTCCATCGACGGCGGCCGCCGATACCTGACAGCAGACGTCCAGGCCGTGGCGCCGTTCCTGTGGTGGGTCTGCCGCGAATGGAAGGACGGCAACTCCACCCTAATCGCAGCCGGCCATGCCGACGACTTCGCAGCCCTCCGCCGGGTGCAGGTGGCCCTCGAGGTCCACGACATGGATGTCGGCATCGACTCCGGCTTCAACACCCAGACGGTCTATGATGCCTGCGCCTCGTATTCCTCGGTGACGTCCAACCCGATCACATTCCCGTGTGGCCTGCGCTACCCGCCCGATGGAGGCCTCCGGAAGCCCATGGTGATCGGCTGGATGCCGTTGAAAGGCCGGGAGACCGGCGCCCGGTTCACGTCGGCCTCCGGTGCCGTCCACCCGTTCGGCCTGTCGACATCATCCTCGATGCGGACCGACGTGGTGCAGCCCCTTCTGGTGTTCGACACCGAGCACCTCCGGGACATGCTCTCGAGGCTCCGGAAAGGCGACATCGACCGGGAATGGGGCGTCCACCAGGAGCCGCCCAGCGTGCAGGCCGAAGGCGCCTACATCGCCGAGCCCGACCTCTACTGGCGCCACCTCGACTCACACGTCCTGCGCCCACAAGCCAACCGCGCGGGCCGGATCAAACACGTCTGGGTGAAGCGCAACCAAAAGTGGCCCGACCATCTGCACGACTGCGAAATCATGCAGCTCGCCATGGTCATGCTCTGGAATGACCTGGTGCAGACGCCCGACCACTAGGTTCTGCTAACCTATTGCACCCGACGGGCCGGTCTGCATTGTCCCGCCCGGAATGTTCACATTCACGGTGGCCATCAAAAGGAGCTACCTCCGGGCAGTCTATTCGACGCTCGGTGGTGTGACCCTATTGGCTGCCCTGGCTGCCAAGTCCGTGGCGGCCTCCGCGGTGATCGAATCCGGCCAGGTGGTCCGGTCGACTTCATCGTCGGATGTTTCGGTCGAGTTTGCCGAGCCCGGCAAAGGCGCCCCCACCCCGTCGGAGATGGTCGAGATGTGGGAAAGCCTCCTCGATGATTACGATCTGGCTGTCTATTACCTCGGCCAGGACGGCATCAGCAGCCCGACCGATACCCAGATTTACAACAAGATGCTGTCGGTGGTCCTGATCGCTGCCACCAGCTACGGCGGCGACTTCTCGAACTTCCGTCGAGAGGGAACCATCAGAACGGGGATGACCTGATGGGATTCCTCGACAACATCCTGAGCAAGTTCCGGTCGGCACCCGTCGACCGTTATGAAGGCGCGTCCAACAGCATTCGCCGCTCCTTTCTCGACACCAGCTACACCTCGGTGCGGTTCGATGTCACGAGCAGCACCCGGCAGCAGATCGTCCGGAAGTCCCGGTTCTTCGAGCAGAATAACGCGGTGATGAACCGCCTTGGCGACCTGTTCGAGAACTACACCGTCGGCAGTAACTTCTCGGTGCAGCCCGCCTCCTCGGATCCGGAATGGAACCTGAAGGCCAAGAAATGGTGGGATATCTGGTGCAGATATCCTGACATTGGATCCCGGCAGTCATTCGGCACCCTGATGTCATTGGCTGCCCGTGGCTGGTTCTACGATGGTGAAAGCTTTTTGCTCCTGACCAAGGGCGAGACCGGGCGGCCCCGCCTGCAGCTCATTGAGCCGCAGCAGGTCTCCACCCCGACAGGCCAGGAGAATCAGCCGGACGTCTTCGATGGCGTTCGGTTCGATCCTAAGACAGGCCGGGCTATCTCCTACTATTGCGGCCAGGAGCAGCAGCAGGGACAACTCTCCGACATCCGGTCGATATCCTCCGACTCCATCGTCCACATTTACGAGCCCCAGCGTGCTGGCCAGCTCCGCGGCCTGCCGTTCGTGGCGTGCGTGATCAACGACCTGCACGACCTCGATGATCTCCAGAAGCTGGAGATGGAGTCCTGCAAGCTGGCCTCCAGCGTGGCCCAGGTGATCAAGACCAGCTCCGGCGAGGTGCAGGCAACGAGCCTCCGCTCTGGTGTGGCCGGATCACAAGGCACCGCGCAGACTTACTACGAAAACATTTTCGGCAGCACCGTCAAAGTCCTCAAGACCGGCGACGAGTTCGAGCAGTTCCAAGCCGACCGCCCCAACGTCAACATGCGCGAATACTGGCGCAACCTGACCGAAAAGGTATGCGCTGGCGTCGGCATCCCGTACGTCCTGGTTTTCCCCGAAGGGATGCAGGGCACTGTCTACCGCGGCGCCTTGGATATGTCCTCGGTATGGTTCCGGAGTCGCCATCAGGTGATGGCCTCGGCCGCCCGTCGCATCTGGGAATATGTCATGGAGTACGCCATCCGGGTGGACCCCAGCCTGCGCGACTCACCCGACGACTGGTACGAGGTGGCCATCCAGGCGCCCCGGGCTCCGAATGTCGATGTCGGCCGCAACTCAGCCGCCCAGCTCGCCGAGCTCGAGGCCGGTGTGACGACTTACGACGAGATCTACGGCGCCCGCGGTATCGACTGGCGTTCGGCTTTGGAGTCCAAGGCCCAGCAAGCCAAATACATCCAAGACCTGGCTGGAAAGTACGGCATCGACGTCTCACAAATCTCGACCGCCCAGAAGCAGCCCATCGCCCCGGAGCCTGCCGACATGGCCATGCAGGATGATCCGTCGGGCACTATGCCTGAACAAATCCCTGCCGAGCCCATCCAAGAGGTGGTTGCCGTGGCCGCCCCGAAGAAACGCAAACCTAGGGCCAAGAAAACCGAATGACTAAAGTAACCAACTGGCTTTCCTACCAGCCCCGGGCCTCTGCCATGGAGCCGGCCACCATCCAGATCTTCGACCAAATCGGCGAGGACTGGTTCGGTGGCTCCGGTGTGTCGGCCAAGGCCTTCAGCCAAACCCTGCAGGATATCGGGCAAGGCCCCCTTGTGGTCGAGATCAACAGCCCCGGCGGCAACGTCTGGGACGGCCTAAGCATCTACAACATGCTCCGAGGCCGGCAGGCGCCCGTCACCACCCGGGTGGTCGGCATTGCTGCCTCGATTGCCTCAATCATCGCCCTGGCCGGTGACACGGTGGAAATGGCCGAGGCCTCGTTGTTCATGATTCACGACCCCTCCGGAATGGTGGCAGGCACCTCGGAGGACATGCGGAAGATGGCCGACGCTCTCGACCAACACGCCGAGGTGCTCGCCGGGATCTACGCCAAGGCCACCGGAAAACCGACTTCGCAGATTCGAGCAGCCATGAAGGCCGAGACTTGGTTCACCGCCCAGGAGGCCATCCAGTTCGGACTGGCCCACCGCGCGACCGAGCAGCTCGCCATGGCCGCCTGCTGGCACCCCCGGGCTGTCACCAAGACCGCCCCGGAGACCGTCCGAAACAACCTTCGCCGCGGCCTCGAGCAGTACGCCAAAGGCCTCGCCGGTGAAGGCCTCGAGAAGGAGACCGTCCTAGAGGCCGAGGCCTTGGTGGCCGGTGAGGCCCCCAACGAGGCCAAGATCCAAAAGGCGAATGCCTGGTGGGCGCGCAACGAGCGCTTCCTCGAGGCCGAGCCCAACAGCCCGGCAGACGTGGCAGCCAACCTATGGGGCGGCGCCGCTGGCCGTGACTGGTTCCAAGCCCTTTATGCCCAGCTCGAAATTGAGGAGGGCGAGACACCAGACGAAGGTCTGGATGACAAACTTTCGACCGGCAGCACCTCCGCTGCCGCCGATGGCGCGACAACCGCGCCGACATCACAGCAGACACCACACAACATGACTGAATCCAACACCGTGGTGGCGGCCGCTTCTACCGCGCCGACCGCCCTCGACATCGAATCCATCGTGGCCAAGGCCGTCGCCGCGGCGATCAGCGCCAAGGCCCCCACCGCAGCCCCCGCCCCGGAGCCCGTCGCCCCGGTTCGCATTGAGAACCTCGGCAACCCGCTCCTCGAGCAGCACAAGAAGCTCCAGGCCGGTGCCGACCGCCGCTCCTGGTTGATCTCCAACCATAGCGAGCTGTTGCGCCAGAGTGCCATCCATGCCCCGCAGAACGCCAACACGTTCGCCTCGGGCTTGGTTGTCGACTACCTCGCCGACGCCGTGATCACCGTGGCCGCGAACCGCTTGGCCTTGGTCTCCGCCTTCTCCCGCAACGTCGGCCTGGACAACCTCCGCCCGCGCGCCACCGTGCAGGTGAAGAAGTACACCACCGGCACTGCTGCCCAGACCAACCCGACGAGCTGGGAAACCAACAACGACAGCACGCTGGCCGCCACCGCGGTCACCGTGAACCAGATCTCGAAGAACTTCACCGTGACGCAGCAGGAGCTCAACCAGGGCTTTAGCCTCGCCGACTTGGCCGCTGGCTCTGCTGACCTGTTCGCCTACGGCATCAGCGACGTGCTGACCGCTCTGATGGTCACCGGCAACTACGGCACCGTGACCGGCATCGGCTCGGCTGCGAACTTCGACTCCTCCGACCTCCCGGCGATCCTCGCCCTGGCCAAGAACTACCGCAGCAAGAACTTGATCCTGGACGGCGGCCACCTGGCCCGCATCCAGTTCTCCGGTCAGAGCACCGCCTCTGCCGGCACCGTGGCCATGCCCGACAGCCGATTCGGCCCGTTGAACAACGGCCGGTTCGGATTCGATGTGATCGCCGAGAACAACCGTTGGACCTCGGCCGAGACCAACACGGTCGGCTTTGTTTGCGGCCCTGACTCCATCGCCATCGCTTCCGGCCTCCCGGTCGGAATGATCGCCGGCGAGTTCATCGAGCAGCGCACGGTCACCACGGCCAACGGCCTCTCCGCCCTGTTGTCGGTGTGGTACAGCCGCGCTAGCCGCTCGCACATGGCGTCGTACGACATCATGTTCGGCGCCGCGGCCGCGGACACCACCCAGGCCGAGATTCTGACCACCGCCTAAGGCTGAGTCATGAGAATCGCCACAACCATTGCGGTGGACAAGGCAGGCAAGTCGAAGATTGTCGCCGGTCCCGAAGTCGATGCAGCCGCCCAGCGCAGCGACTTCAACACCGCGAAGATCGCAGAGGGCTCAAAGCTCATCCTGTGGATACAGGGAGCACTGGCACCGAAAGTTCGTAAGGGTTAATCCTAAAATTGGGGAGGCTGCTGGAAAGTTCCGGCGGCCTCCCCTCTAACCAAGACAAAACATGGCCGTTCAAGCAGACATCGCAACCGAGTACAGCATGGGACGACAGGGGTTCCAGCTTGTCACCTCAACCGCCGCCCAGACCGGCAACTGGTCTGCGCTGGTTCCAATCGAGCCAACCGTTTTCACTTCGATCACTGGCACTAATATCAGTGGCACTTGGTCATCGAAAACCATTCCAGCAGGACAACCTCTTCCCGGTGAGATTACTGGATTCCAGATTTCATCCGGCAGTGTTGTGGCTTTCCTAGCTCGCAGCTAATGATCTCAATCGGAACATCAATCAACAGGATGCGACCGCTGAATGCGGTCATGCCTGAGCCTCCTATAATGCGGAGGGATGTTCTCCAAGAGGACGAGACCTTCCTGCTTCAGGAAGACGGTGTGAGCAAACTCGTCATTTCATTTGGAACCTTCGACAGCATCGTGCTGGAGGATGGGACCAGTTTCCTTTTACAAGAAGACCTCGGCAAATTCATTCTAACCGTTTACTGATATGGCAGACTCAAAGATTACAGCACTGACGGCATTGACTGCCGCTGACCCCGCCAATGACATGATTCCCATCGTGGACGTGTCAGATACGCCACCAGCGTCAGGGAATACCAAGCGCATCAGCATCAACAACCTGCTCGCTTGTTCGCCATCCGCCACCCTCGCCTCCGCCACCATCACCGGCGATCTGACGGTGCGAACGGATAAGTTGAAGGTCGATGCTTCCGGCGTTGGAGTAAACACCACATCCACCACACTTGGTGGAGGAGTGATGGCGATTGAACACGCCAGCAACAACGGTTTGGTTATCAATTCAACCGCTGGTTCTCCAACACTTTACCTTCGCAACGTTGCTGACAGTAATCTTGCGAAACTGCTTTTCACTGACAATGGTCTGACGTTCGACACCGCTAATGGCGGCACTCGAATGACCCTGAACTCCACGGGGCTGGGCGTGGGGGTTAGTCCTAATGATAGGCTGACCGTTCTTGCTGACAACTATCTATCTTTCCAGACCTCAACCCTCACGTTCAATTCGGGCCGTGTTGGACGAATTGGCGCTGTGTCCTCTGGATCTGGCAATGGCTATCTTGTTTTCGAGACTTACAAAGGCGGAAGCGGTGGCGGAGAGCGGATGCGAATTGATAGCGACGGCAACGTGGGCATAGGCGTTACGCCGAGTGCGTGGTCTAGTGACTTAA